CATGAAAACCGAAGTTCTAAGCGTGGTCCGCAAGCGGGTGATGGGCATCGACAACCCCGATCTAGCCTTGACCGTGACCCAAGGCCCTAGCACTATCAAGGAGTACGCCAACAAGCCGATGGAGGTTTGGTGCGTGGCTACCGACGATACCGTGGATGAGGAGCGGGAAGTTATCATGCCCGATGGGATTGATATGTCCTACCTTCTCGCCCGCAAGACCGTGTACGTGGATCACACCTACGCCCTGCCAAACACCGTGGCGAAACTCCGCAACATCATTCGCAAGGGGCGGGGCTGGGAATCACACAACCAAATCCTCGACGCGGATACGCAAGAAACCAAGGCAATCAAGGCCCTCGCGGTTGAAGGCATGTTGTGCCAGTCGATCAGCGTACACCGGCTCGATAGCGGCAAGCCTACCCCCACAGAAGCGGCAATGTACCAAGGTGCAACCCGCATTACCCGCAAGTCCAAAGCGGTCGAACTGTCGTTTACGGCGTGGCCGGTCAACCCCTCATGTGTGCAAGTGGCGATGAAGTCACAAGCCGCGAAGGATCGGCTGGAACGGGTCAAGGCCGTATTCAAGTCCATCGACGCGAAAGAAAACGTCTACGACCTATTCTCAGTGCCACGGGGCAGGGTATACTTTATCAGTTGATTCAAGTCCTTTGGTCTCCGTGTTCCTCAGTCGCTCCCCTATGGCGGTCGAAAAGGCCGCTATAGGGTTTACAAAACAGTCTAACAGCATCGCCGGGATGTCCGCACGAATGCCCTAGACCGCAACTCTCAGGAGTTACAGTCATGGCATTGTCCCGTAAGTCGGTTATTGCTGCTGCTAAGCAGTCCGGTTATACCGGCGACGTAAAAGATTCCGTCGCGGTTAAGTCACACATTCAAACCTCTATCGACGCTGGCGATTCATTCAACATCGCGGGCGAGATTCTTACCACCGACAACTTCGATGCGGCATGGGCGAACGTCCAGACCATCACCGTTTCGACCGTCAAGCCGGTTGAAGAGTCCGTGGTTAGCAAGGGCCGCAACCCAAACGCAAGCATCGTTTCCGAAGAGGATGAGGGTGGAAAGCCCGCCCGATTCACCATCGGAAACTCAGCCCGCAAGTCCTACAGCCGGTTGGTTTCAGCCGGTCGCGCCGTGTTCAACGATGCGGACGAAGCCGAAATGTTCGGTGCGTTTGCCCGTAAGTGCATCATGGGCAACTTTGAGTACGCTCAGGCCCGTGCGGACAACGAGATTGTGAAGAAAGCCCAAACCGAGGGCTTGAACACTGGCGGCGGTGCAACCGTCCCCATCGAGTTTATGAACTCGCTCATCTGGCTGACCGAGCAATACGGCGTGACCCGTCGCCTTGCATCGGTCTGGAAGATGACCCGTGACACCATCATCGTTCCCCGCAAGACCTCGATTCCAACGATGACCTACACCGCAGAAGCGGCGGCGATCACCGCAGCGGACGCGGCCTACGACAACGTGCAACTGGTCGCCCGCAAGGGAACGATCCTGACTCAGATCAGCAACGAACTGCTTCAGGATTCGGCTATCAACATCGCCGACGATACCGCCCGATCAATCGCCGAGGCTATGGCTATCGGTGAGGATTCAGCGTACTTCCTCGGTGACGGCACTTCAACCTACGGCAACCAAACCGGCCTTACCGCAGCCCTTCCTTCCGGTGCCTACATCAACGCATCCGGTGCGGCGTGGTCAAACGTGACCGCAGCCGACATCTTCGGCATCATGGGTAGCGTGCAGAACATCAACGCAGGCCGATTGGCCTTCGCATGTTCCCGCCAGTTCTTTGTTCAGGTGATGATGAAGTTGGACAACGCCACAAGCCAGTTCCGCGAACTCATCAACGGAAACCTTGCAATCGGTTCGGCTTCGTGGAAGGGCTATCCGGTCTACTTCTCACAGGTCATGCCAACCGCATCGGCATCGGCCCAGCGGTGCTTGTACTTCGGCGACTTCCAAGGTGCATCGTGCATCGGCGACCGTCAACAGTTGAGCATCGCAACCAGTGAACACCGCTACTTTGATCAGGACATGATCGCGGTTCGCGGTACTACCCGGTTCCATGTCAACGTTCACGGCGATGGCCGTGCGTCAACCGTTGGCCCCATCGCTGCCCTCGTTACGACCTAATAGGCGGATACTCACAAACTCAAACCCATAAGGGATACTTACTCATGATTCCTGTACAGAACTATATCCTTGGTATCGGTGTTAACCCTGTAGATAACTCATCTACAACCACAACCGGCCCAGCCTTTGATACCCGTGCAAACGGCGGTATCTCACAGGCTACGTGCATTGTGTCACTTGGCAACGTTGCGGCCACCATGACTACCCTCAAACTGGAAATGTCTAACGACAACTCCGCTTGGGTGGATGTGACTGGCGGAGGGTTTACAGCCCCCACGTTGACCACGGGCGACAACACCCTTCGATGTGCATTCGTCAACCTTGGCAACTCAACTATCCGCCGTTACTTGCGAGTCAATGCGGTTTCCCCAGCCGGCGCATGCCTCATCAGTGCCGTGTGGATCGGTACTCGCGTGGGTCAGTCACCCAACACCGCAACCGAACGCGGCGTGGCCGAACAGTTGTTCATCTAATCAGACCACACTCAACACACCAAACGCCGGATGAAATACCCCGGCGTGCGGTTTAACCACAGGAGTAGCACCGATGGGCGCACCATATCAAGCCAGTGTATCAGCGATTGCAGGCGGTCCCGGCGTTACTTCGCCGATCAGCCTTCGGACTACATGGGTGACAGCCTACGACAACGTATCCGCAACAGCGGACGTATCGGGCGTGCTACGCAACCCCCTGACCTATACGGCGGGTGCAAACGTGGCTTTGATTCACCCGATCATTGTTGCACAAGGCACGCGGTTGGCGGTGCGGTGCAAGTATGACGACGGCGTAACAACCATCACCACATCGCCAACCGTCCGACTGTTTGCCTTTGATCGTGAGCCTGATTCTACAGGTGCGTTTCCAACAGGTACTAAGTTCTGGCGACTGGATGCAACCGATCCGGCATCAACCGGCCAAACGTTGACCCTGAATGCAACGGCGGACATCACCGACGGTACGTTTAACTACTCCAGCAACGGACCCGGCCTAGCGACCTACGACATGTTTGGGGCATCGTCCGTGATGGTGCTTCACGATACGGCATCAAGCGTCAGCGGCGGTGCAAACACGACGGTAGCGGTCGAAGTCAGCATCCTCAACTAAGGGGGCATTGTGGCGTTTCTTATCAGCCGAACCGACTACAAGACTTGGGCGGGCATCACGGGCACAGCCCAAGATACCGTACTCGACTTGTTGCTTGGCTACGCGAGTGCCATGATTCGCACGGCTTGCGAACGCAACAACACGAACGGGTTTGAAAGCACGGCCCGCACTGAATACTACAACGGTGCGGACGTTTACACGTTGCTGCTACGCGAGCGCCCGATCACGGTCCTGACTTCCGTAGGATGGCTAGACGATACCGGCACCGAAACGCTACTTGAATCAACGGAATACACATATGACGCGGACGCGGGCATCGTGGCGTTACAGAATGCGGGTACAAACCGATTTACGGGCGGCACGTGGGGGATGGCGGGCGGTTGGAATACAGGGCTATATTCGGACACGGCGGGCTACGGCGGGTGGGTCGAAAGCCCCTCCTTTGCCAACGGCACCCGCAACTACAAAGTAGTCTACACGGCTGGATATGCGACAATACCGCCTGACTTGCAAATGGCGTGTGCGCGTGTGGTTGACCTGCTCAACTCGCAACGTGCAACCGATCCAAGCAAGACCAGCGAATCACTCGGCCAGTATTCCTACACCCGCTCGATGATGGTCAACAGCAAGACCGGCGACCTGATGGGCCCGCTTGAATCCGTCAAGACCATCCTCAGTCCATACATGAACTTTGGGGGTGCGCGATGATGGTTATACCGCCAACCCAGCCACCCCGCAACTTATTTACTCACATCATCACGATCACCAACTATCCGTGGGGTCCGGATACGGGTGGGCAGGCTAAACGTGGGACCGCGACCGGCACGGCCAGCGTCTACGCGGCGGTTCAACCCACCTCCGCACAGGACTTGCTTCTTTACGGGCGTGACACCACTAAGCAAGCCTTCGATGTATTTGCCGACGTTGTGACCACTACAGGCACGGCGTGGACCGTGGCACAAACTGACACCGTCACTTTCAACAATGATGTATACCGCGTACTTGGCACGACACAAGACCTTTGCAGCATGGGCGTAGTTCGCAAGTTTATGATCGAGCGTGAAACCTGATGGCAACCGTCCGCATCATCTCCGGCAAGATAGTCTCATTCGAAAAGAATCGAGCGGTGGCTGAGTTTGTAGCCGCGTCTAACAAGGCACTTGCGGCGGCGGGTGAGTCCTACGTACGCACGGTACAAAACCAACTACGCGGTCAGATCAGCCGAGCATCGAGCGAAATGAGCCGGGTCAACATCAACCGGATATTCAAGGCAATCACGCGGACCCCGGTTGAAAACTCACACACGACGGTACACACGGGGCGTGCTATCGGCGCCCGCTTACGCGAAGAAGGCGGCGTAGTTCGCCCTCGCTTCCGTAAGTTGCTGGCGATTCCCTTGAACATGAACGCCCTGCGGTTGCAACAGGGAACCATCACCCCAAACTTCGTAGACCCCGTAGCCAACAGCCTCTATTACTCCCCCGTCAAGTTGCAGTTTATCCGCACCAAAGCGGGCAAGATGTTCCTTATCGCCAAGCAAGATTCCAAGGGCAAGGGCAAGCGGAAGATTTGGGAAGGCAACTTGCTATTCAAACTGCAACGATCCGCCAACATCCCCTCACGGCCCTATATGGCCCCGTCTGTCGATAGGGGCTATCCGTATGCCCTCCGAGCCTACGAACGCACCATGAAGGCAGCATTCGGGGGTAACGCATGATTTACC